CCGTCAGGTCGTGCAGCACGTACAGCACCGCGCCGAGCTGGGCGTTGGTGCCGACGTCCGCGATGTTCAGCGACACGTGCGTGAAACCGTCGGACAGTTCGGTGCCGGACACCTCGATCGCGATGATCTGCTGGTGCTCCGCGCTGGTGCCAGCGCCGCCCGGGTCGGTGATCGTGGCGCCGGCCGCCTGCGTCTCGGTGACCCACTGCTCGGTGCCCGCCAGCGTCGCGGCGTCCTTGAGGTAGTAGTGGTCGATCGCGACCAGGTTGGAGCTGGTCCCGCCGGACGCGGCGGTGTGCTGCTGCAGGGTGATGGTCGGGTCGTCGCCAGCGGTGCCCGCGCCCTTGATCACGAGGAACGTCACTGCGGACGCCCCCTTGAGGGCGACGCGCTTGCCGGTGACGGCCGCGGTGCTGAGGTCGACCGGCGCTGCGCCGATCGCGATGTCGTAGAGCCTGCCCAGACCTTCCATGATCCGAGTCCTCCTTGGTCGTGTTGGGCCTGGTCAGATCAGGCGGCGTCGCCGAGCTTGACGATCGGGGAGAGGGTGTCGCCGCCGTTGTGCGGGGTGATCGCGGACTGCAGCCACGGGCGGCCGTCGACCCGTTCGATCACGCGGAACGCGACCTCGTCGGTGTCGAACTTGAAGTCGTCGGACTGGCGGGCCTGCATGACCTGCCGGTCACCGACCAGGTAGAACCCGAAGTCCACGAGGCTGAGGTCGCCGGCGGTGCCGAGCTTCGGGACCTTCTCGGTGAAGATCACCGGCCGCCCGAGCAGGCTCATAGGCGGCGCGCCGATGACCTGCCCGTTGTTCAGCCACACCGCCGGGGACGCGACGCCGACGTTCTCGGTGCCGGCCGCGTTCTGCTGGATGATCCGCATCGACGCCAGCTTCGGGAAGGAGTCGATGCTCGCGAGCCACACGGCGCGGGACATGGACTGCGGGAGCATCCGCGCGAACATGTTGATCACGTCGTCGAACTCGATGGTGCTGCTCGTGGACCGGGCCACGGTCACCGCCGCGGCGCCGTTCAGCGCGCCCAGCGGCTCGCCGACGCCGGTGCCGGTGAGGAACGCGATGTCCTCGAAGAACGCCAGCGCCTCGGGGAACATCTGGTCGATGAACATCGTCAGGCTGATGATCGAGTCCATCAGCAGCTCGGACGGCACCTCGGTGTACGCGGTGAGCTTCTTCGCGTCGAGGACGACCCTGCCGAACCGCGGCTTGGTGCCGCTGAGCTTGCCGCCTTCCGGGGTCCAGAACCCGGTGATGCCGCCGTACACGCTGCTGACGTTGCTGGTGGAGTCAATCGCGGGGAACGGCACCCGCAGCGTCTCCATCGGCACGACGCGGGCCAGGGACCGCACGATCGCGGTCTCCAGCGCGACGGACAGCAGCTCGGAGCGGAGGGTCTCGGGGACGAGGAACCCGCCGTCGGACGGCACGTCCGAGGAGAAGTTCCGCAGCTGCTCCAGCTTCGTCTGGAGGGCGTCGGTGTGCTTGGCCGGGTTGCTCCGCCAGATCGTGTTGAAGTAGCTGCCGGAGTCTTCGAAGAGCTTGTCCACGGACGCGCCCAGGGCGTTCTTGTTGTACAGGCCCTGCCGGCGGTGGTTCTTCGCCGCGACGCTGGAGTACGGGTCGGGCATGGCGTCGCGCAGGTCGGGGCGCTTGAGGTTCTCCACGCCGGCGTCCTTGAGGAACGCGGCGAACGCCTTGGTGGCGAGGTCCTCGACCTGCTTCTGGATGTCGCTGCCGCCGCCCTGGTGGGTGTTGGCGTAGGCCTGGACGAACTCCGTCAGGATCTCGGGGGACTTGAGGATCTCCGCGCGATTCGCCGGGTCCTTGAGCATCTCGGCCAGCTCGGCGTTGGTGCGCGGGACGGTCAGTGTGGGTGCCACGGGTGCCTCCTTCAGGCGTCCGTCGCCGCGGGTGCGGCCGGGGCGGTGAGGTGTGCGATGGCGGCCGCCCATGAGTCGGGGGCGGGCGCGGTGAGGTGGGCGACGGAAGCGGCCCAGTCGTCCGGCTTGACGTCGGCCTGGAGGTCGAGGGGCGCGGTGTCGTCGGGATGGCCGGCGTGGTCGTCGGCCTTGTTCGCGTCGTCGAGGTGTGCCTGCAGGTGCTTGCGCACGCCGGGCTTCTCGCTGTCGGGGATGGTGCTGCCCTCCAGCCGGGCCAGCCCGTTGCGGCACGCCGCCATGTTCGCGGGGCCACCCTTCGTCTTGTGGTGCGGAAACCGGTAGGACGCCTTCGCGTCGGGGTCGCCGTCCGGCTCGTACCAGGCGTGGCAGTACCGCAGCGTCGCCTCGTCGTTCGGCATGTTCGCCACCGCGGCCGGGCCGTCCCACGCGGAGTCCGTCGTCGCGGTGTGGTGCACCGCGGACGCGGTGTCCGCGACTGGCGGGGTCGTGACAGCGGCGCGCAGCCGGGCCGCGACCTCCTCACCGAGGAGGTGCCCGATGTCGACGGTCAGCGCGACCGGCGCCACCGGCTGCTCCTGGGGGGTGGGCGGTCCGGGCTTCGGACGGGGCGGGCCCGCGTACCCGTACGCGGTGAGGTCGAAGGCGGCGCGCATCTTCTGGTCGTCGTCGGCCGGCTTCGCACCGGCTGGCATCGCCTCGTCCGCGAGGCCGGCGTCCACGGCGTCCTGCGCCTTGTACCAGGACTCGGCCCGCATCGCGGCCCGCCAGTCCTCCACGGTCCCGCCTGCGCGCGCGGCGTACGCCCCGGCGATGTTGTCGCTGATCGTGTCGAGGACCGCGGCCATCTGCTCCATGTCGGAGGCGTCGCCCATGCACATCCCGGACGCGTCGTGGATCATCAGCATGCTGTTGGGCGCCATCACGATGGTGTCGCCGGCCATCGCGATCACGCTGGCGATCGACGCGGCCAGCGAGTCGACCTGCACGGTGACGTTCGCCGGGTGTGCGCGCAGGGCGTTCGCGATGGCGATGCCCTCGAACACGCTGCCGCCCGGACTGTTGATCCGCACCCGCAAGTTCGGGGAGGTCACGCCCTCCAGTTCGGCGATGACGTCCTCAGCGGTCGACCCCCACCACCCGCCGATGTCGTCGTACAGCAGCAGCTCCGCCTCGTCCGGCGACGCCGCGTTGCGGAGGGTGTACCAGTCCCGTGCCCGCCCCTCGGGGCCGGCCTGGGCGCGGTTGCGGGCGGCCGCGGCACGCACCGCGCCGGGCACCTGCGGGATGTCGATCCAGGGCATCAGGTGTCCTCCTTGCCGCGCTTGACGACCCGGCAGCGGCACTTGTTGCCGTACTGGGCGCCGATGCAGTGGATGTAGCCGGCCCCGCCGGGGTAGTCCTTGTAGGCCTCGGCGCGGTTCTTGTAGAGCGCCCCGTCGTTGTCCGCGCACGGGCCGCACACGTCGTCGTCGTGCTCGGACACGGCAACCCAGCGCAGGGCGTCCTCGACCTCACCGGCAGGCAGCCCGGCGCGGGCCTGCGGCCCGCCGGGGACGCCGCTGCGCCACTGCTCAGGGATGTCGAAGCCGAGCATCGGCAGGATCATCGGCGCGAGCGTCGGCGCGCCCTTCACAAGGTCCACGAGCAGGGCCCGGTCCGGGTCGGCGTCCGGCGCACCGAACGACATCGCGGGCAGCCCGACCGCCTCCAGCACCTCAGGCCCGTACGCCCCGGCCTGCACGAGGAACTGCACGGCCTGGGAGCGGTTGACGAGGGCCGTCGTCTCGGCCTCCTCGTCGCCGCTGATGGGGCTGTCGTAGTCGAACTCCAGGCCCGCCCCGGCCGTGCCGTACATCGGCAGGATGCGGTGGTTCCACACCGCGCGCTTCCGGTTGAGGCGGGGGACGATCAGCCACCGGGCGAAGAAGTCGTCCGCGGCGAGGGCGTTGGCGCGGTTGACGTCGTCGGTCGCGCCGAGGGCGGGCTTCGGGAACCCGAACGCCTCCCGGATGACCTCGCGGGACTGGGAGTTGAGCTCGACGAACTGCATGTCGCGCTGCGTGTACTTGCGGTCGACCCACTCGATGCCGTTCTCGATGATCGCGACGCGGCCGGCGGCGGTGGTCCCGCGGTGCTGCTCGTTCCACCGCTCGCGCAGTTCGTCGAACTCGTCGTCGTCGAGGCGCCGGTCGACCTGGAGCAGGCCGCCGGGCTCCGCGTTGTTGACGAAGAACTGCCGGTTCCACTCGCGGCCGAACCGGCTGGAGTCGAGGTCGGTGAGGATCGTCTGGACCGGGCCGAGGCCGCGGTAGGGGTCGAGGGGGTTGGGGCGCCGCTGGAAGATCACCTCATCCAGGCGGAGCGGCACAGTCTCGCCGGAGGGGCCGACGTACTCGTACCCGGTCAGGTACTTCGTGGGGTGCGCGACGGGGCGCATGCGGTCCGGGCGGACGGGCCACAGTTCCAGCGGCCACGACACGCCGGGGACCTTGCTGATGACCCACCACTGCTCGCCGGTCAGTTCCTCGTGCTGCTGTGTGGCCTCGTCGAACGCGGGCCCGAGCATAAACTCGTTCGGCTTGTTGAACAGGTCGAGGGCCGCGTGCTGCGTGACCTCGACCCGGTCTTCCTTCTTCCCGGACGGGGCGGAGCGGTACAGGTGCCAGGTGACCTGGCTGTAGCTGGTGATGATCCGGTCGACGATCGCGTACAGGGTGCCGTTCTGGCCCTGCGCCCGCATCTGCGCCTCTTGGCCGGCGGGGGTGGCGGACTGCCCGAGGCCGCCCCAGCGGGGGCCTCGGAGGGCGTAGGGGACGGGTGGTGCGGCGTTACGGAAGGCGCTGCGGAGGGGGTCCAGCAGGGTCTTGCCCATCGGACCCCCTCTCGCTGCTGTACGCCACCGTTTGGGCCGTCACCCAGAGCGCTCCGGCTGCGATGAGACCAACACCCAGACCGAAGATAATCCCGAACCCTACTGCCATGAGTGTAAATCCTCCTGTCAAGTGGGCTAGTGGCAGGAAATTCTTCGGTAGGCGGGACATGAAGCGGCCCATGACGACTCCTCAAGATCAGTGACCCGGCAGGGTCAGAAACTACGGATCCGCGGCCGGCCGCCGAGGTCCCGCTCGGCGACGACATACCGCATGCCGTCGCAGCCGTGGTCGTTCTCCTTCAGCGGCGCCTCCTTCGGCGGCTTCTCCGCCGCCCGCGCCGCCGCCGTGCCCGGATCCCACACGTACCCCGGGATCTCCTCCTCCGTCGAGCAGGGCTTCTTCGCTTCCTCCAGCGCCTCGTCGCGCTCCAGCAGCGCGTCCGCGAGCAGGAAGACCCTCGGCCGCCCGTCCCCGGCTGGCTTCGTGCGGGTCTGCACGGCCTCCAGACCGACCTTGACCCGCTTGTCCGCCGCCACGGTCGACATGCCCAGGTGCCGCTCCAGGGTGGCCCGGTCCTCCGCGTCGTGGTCGCAGACGATCGCACGGGGCTTCGGCTCGGTCCACTCCGTCACGCAGTCATCGCACGCCCAGCAGTCGTGTCCCCGGCGGCCGGCCTTGCAGTGGCGGGCGCAGCGCTGCACGGTGCGGAGAATCTTCTTCGCGTGGTCCTCAACGAGGGTCCGCGTCTTGTAGATCTCCCGCACCAGGTACAAGCGCCCGTCCGGGTCTTCGGCCCAGTCCTGCCAGACGAACGGGTTGGTGAACCCGAAGTCCACACCCCACCACCGGGTCCAGGACGGGGGGATGTCGAAGCGGGGGACGACGTGCAGCGCCGGGTCCCAGTGCTCGTAGATCAGGCCCTCAGCGGCGACCCACCGGCCCTCGTAGAGGCGCTGGTACCGCACCCCGGTGAGGGCCCGCAGCTTGGCGATGTACGCCTCGCCTTCTGTGGTCCACGCCTTCGCCGCGTGGTTCCACAGGCGGGGGTTGTCGGTGTGCCGGCAGTGGAGCATGACGGTCTGTCCGCGGTCGCAGCGGGCCTTGAGCCAGTGCTTAGGCACGTCGGGGTTGCAGTCGGCGATGAGCTGCTGGAAGGAGATCCGCCCGTTGCGGAGGCGGGTGGTGATGGCCTCCCAGTCGGTGAGGGTCAGCTCGGTGGCTTCTTGGACGTACGCGACGTCGTATTCGGACGACATGATCTTCGTGGGGTCGTCCATGCCGCCGACGACGAGCCTGCTGCCGTTGGCATACCGGTACGCCGCGGGCTCCTGCTGGCTGCCGCCGAACCACTTCACGTGCCCGGCCGTGATGGACTCGGCGGCGACGTGCTCCCGGAACGTCACCAGCCCGGTGGATGCCAGGGACTTGCCGGTCTTGCGGACCGCCAGCGCCCGCACCCCGGGGTTCTTCAGGCAGATCGCGTGGACCTTCTCCAGGCACGCCCTGGATTTTCCGGTTCCCGCCGGACCACTCAGGAGTACTTCCGGCTCTTTTCGGTGAAAGACCTCCAGGGCGCTCCCATGCGGCTCATAGGTGCGGACCAGGGCGTTGGTCATAGCCGCTCCCCGAGGTAGGCAATCGCTGCTCGGAAGCGACTGACTTGATCGCCGAACATCCCCAGCACCCGGTTGCAGTCCTCGCATAGCAGCCCGCGCACGCAGCGTCCGCAGGACTTCTTGTAGCTGGAGCAGCAGCTGTGGTCGTGGTCGACGTGGAGGGACGGGCCCGTCTTGGATGAGCCACCGCAGATCGCGCACCCGCCGCCCTGCGCGGCAAGCAGCGCGTCGTATTGGTCGGCTGTGATCCCGTAGTTCCGCTTCAGGCGTTCACTGCGGTCGCAGCGCTTGCACCAACTCGTCAGTCCGTCAGACTGCCTGGGCGTCGGGTAGAAGTCCGACTCAGGCTTCCACTCCGTGCAGGCACTGCACCGCTTACGGCTTTGGTCATCACGGATCGTGGACTTCTGTGTGGGCCGCAGCGGCTTGAGCGTGGCTCCCCGCTTGACCTGCTGAGCGTGCCCGGTACACAGACTGCTGCTGACTGCTGGGCGTCCGCAGCCGTCGAAGATGCAGCGCTTCCTGACTCGTGGCGAGATCAAAAGGCTGCCGGTTGTCCGGAGGCGCCTGAGGTGCGTCCCGCAGTAGCCGTGGCCCTGGTGCTTTCGCTCACACCCGTCGACGGAGCAGCCGCGCGGCGGGGCAAGATCCAGGCTCCCGGTCTTCTTGAGGCGCTGGTAGTGCATGGCGCACAGCCCCTTCGCGCAATGCCGTCGCTCGCATTCGGGCACGCCACAGGTACGCTCGGACATATCGACTCCGCTGTAGTCGGTCACGCCCCGGGGGTGTTCCAGCACCCGCCGGGGTCTTGCGCCTCCAATTCTACCGTTTCCGCTGGTCACTTGAGGTCTTCCGGGTTCACGCCGACGAGCTGGTAGGTGACGTCGCCGGAGTGCTCGACCTTGGACGGGGCGTCGAGTCCGTCGAGTTTGCGCAGGGACTCGGACGCCTCCCGCAGCTTCCCAACTGCGGCAAGGAGTGGTCCGTCGTCGAGGAGAGGGTTTCCGTCGTCGTCCTTGACGACGTGCCCGTGGGAGACGACGAAGTGCCGGCGCTCGATGACACCGAGGATCTCCTCGATGGCGTATTCGAGGCGGGTGCGGTGTGCGGTGCGGGCCTGTTCGGTGGTGGCGGCGGTGGCCTCGCGGGTGGCGCGGAGCCCGGTCTGGACGAGGTGGTGGGCGTTGCCTTTGCCGCCCAGCCCCATGGCGTCGCTGATCTGCTGGAGGGTCCACCCGTCCACGGTCCAGCGGGCGGCGGCCCAGGCGCAGCGGGCGGGATGGTTGGGGTCGGGCATGTACCGGCCGTTGGTGCCGCGGCGTTGCCCGAGGGAGGGAGGTGGGGGTGGGATCCCTTCGGCTTCCCAGTCGCGTGTGGTCATGTGGGGTCTCCTTCCGTGGTGTTGATCGTCGCACGGGTGGGGTCGGTGTGGTCGACGGTCGGCCACCACTTCGCGCCGTTGGCGTCCTGGTGGACGGGCCCGTCGTGCCCGGCGCGGAGGACGCACGGGCCCACGGGGTGCGTGAAGCCCGTGTGGGCGGATGGCGAGGGCGATGCGCCCGCGCAGGGTGGTGTCGGCGGTCATGCGGTCCACCGCCTCACGGGGATGCCCGCGGCCTGGGCGAGGTCGGCGCATCCGCTCGCACCGTGGGAGCCGTGCGGGTCGGTGCGGCGGCACTTCGGGGACGTGCACGGGCCGATGAACGCCAAGCACACATCAGCGCCCCGGGCGACCATGACGGCGTTGCGCCGGGGCCCGGCAGCGCCACCGTGCAGGTGCCAGGCAGCTTCGACGGGTTCGTGGGCGACGCGTTCGTCGCCGCACCAGGTGGTGGCCCAGACCTTCGCCATGATGTCGGCGCCGGTCGGGCAGTCGCCGTGGACGACGATGATCGGGCGCGGTGCGGGGGTTTCGGCGAGGACGGAGTTCAGTGCCGCCCGCACGGTGGCCACGTCATCCCAGTCGCGGGAGCCGGTGACGAGGACGCGGTATGGGGCGGTCACTGCTGCTCACCGCCGCCCACGGTTACCGGGGTGAGGTCGCCGTCCGCGACGTAGCGCACGGTCAGGCCCAGCGTCTCGGCGTAGGCGATCTCCGCGCGGGTGGAGTCGCCGATGTACCCGCCCGGGCAGACGACGTACACCTCTTCGGCGAGGCGGATCTTCGCCCGGTGGAGCCCGTCCAGCCGGACCTTGCCCGCGTCGGCCTCGGCGGGGTCGGCCCACAGCGGGTGCGGGTTCTTCATGTCGCAGCCGGGGCGGACGACGATGTACCCGGCCCAGGTGAGGGCCCGGTCCACGTCCGTCATGACGTCCATGAAGCGGGTGGATCCGCAGATGACGGCGATGGGCGGGAGACCAGCGTCGGTCTTGCCCTTGGCGAGGGTTTCAGCGGGGGTGAGGTACTGGGGGTAGCTCATGCCTGCTCACCGCTGGTCTGCGTGTGGTGCCCGCTGATCTCGTCGGCCACCGCGAACACGTCCGTGTCGCAATCCCCGCACAGGCCGCCGTCCGGCAGGTCCTCGGACGTGAGCGCGGTGAGGCCGCCGCCGGTGCCGCAGCGCAGGCAGAACAGGTAGCCGCTGCGGGCCGCCCGGTACGCGATGGTGCGCTCGGCGGCCGGTGTGGGGTCCAGTTGCGCTGCCCGGGCCCGGAGCTCATCGCGTACGGCCCATGCGCCTTGGGCCTGCCGCTGGCCGGCCTCGTCGTAGAGGCGGGCGCCCTCCATGTGGGCGAGGTCGGCGGCCTCGCGGAGTGCGGTGGCGCGCACCTGGGCGTCGTGCCGGGCCTGCTCCGCGGCGTGCCGGCGGTGGGCGGCGCCGATGATCCCGGCGAGCGCGGCCCGACCCTGCTCGGTCGTCTCGCCGGCGCCGCGGACGCGGACGGGTTCGCCGTCGACCTCGACCACGCGGCAGGTGTCGTCGGGCGCGGGGTCCTGCTGCTCCTCGCGGGCCGCGCCGTCCGCCGGCTGCCCGGTGGCCCAGGTGATGAGGCGCCCGTACCCCAGCTCCTCGTGCCGGCCGGTGTGCCCGGCGGGGAGGTCGCAGATGCTCGCCTCGGGCCCGGGCGTGCTGCACAGGCGCCTGGACGCGCCGGTGAACACGTCCAGGCTCATGCGGTGCTCGCCGCCGCTCCCGGGCCACTCGATCGCGACGGTGGCGCCGTCGCCGAGGTCCCAGACGCGGGTGACGGTGACGGAGCGGATGCCGTCCTGGGTCCGGCAGGTGTACCGGTCGCCGACGGCGGGGTGTTGGGCGGGCGCGTCCTGGTCGGGAACCGGGTTGTCGGGGGTCATGGTGTTCTCCTGGTTGGGGTTGTGGCGGGGCTGTGCGGGCGTG